ATCTATGTCTCTAGGTGCTCTAAGTGCTCTCCTGCTCTAACCTCGTGCTCTGGCAGGTGCCCAGGAAGTCAAGGACACCCCTTGCCCAGATATCAGGGTGTGGGGTAGAGTGGGTGGTGTGAAGTTAACAGGACCTCCGTCCATACCACAAGAGGACCCAGCTGACCGTCAGGCCGCGCTGCTGGCCGACCTGAAGGACATGAGACGCGCCGTCAGCTTCGCCAGCCGGTTGCTGCGGGACGAGCTGGGGCCAGGCGGCTTGATGGAAGACGAACCTGAGCCCGCGAAGAAGACCTGGATGTTGGCCATCGCCTGCCTGGGAGCAGCTTCTGACATGCCAATGATCCCCTTGCACTTCTGGCGACACCCGAGAGAGGAGAACCAGGATGCTCAAGCAGCTGAGCAGGCTGACAGTCCGGCGGCCTGAGCCGCCCAAGTTCATCGTCCAGGTCCAGTTCCGCCAAGTGGGTCACGTGGGCTGGGTCAACCGGGAGCCGGTGACCGTGTCCGCCCGCGACCACCTGGAGACTGTGTCGTTCATCCTCACCAGGTATGTCATCGAGCCGGGTGAGCGTCTTCTCGTCTGGGCTCCGGGAGACGGTTGGCCTCGGGTCTTCCAGCCCGGCGCAGGTGGATTCTGGGAGGACACCAGCCATGCCCACTAACCCGATCAAAGCTAAAGGCATCTGCTCGGTGTGCAAGCAGATCCGCACCATCCGAGCTGATGGGAAGGTGGGCCGTCACAAGATGGGTGGTGTGGACAACGGGCCTAAGGTCAAGGGTGGCTCGGGGACCCTGGTATACCTTCGCGGTCAGTGCCGTGGAGCCAACGAACTTCCGCTTCAACAAGAGACCTGAGGTGCAACATGTTCAAGCTCATTGGGTTGGCCCTGGCCACCGCCCTGACCTTCTCCGCTGGCCCGACACCGGACCCTCGCTACGGCAGGACGCTGACCCCGATCAAGCCCTGCAACCCGGTCACCATGCCCACCGTGTTGGAGGTGGCTGAAGTCGAGGCGCGGGCGAAGCTGAACGCCAACCGGATCTACACCATCAACGTCGCCGAGCTGAGGGCAGTCGAGATCCGGGTGGTGGTTTTCCAGGATCCCCCCGCAGGGACGTCCTTCTACCCGTGCCTACGCCCGACGTGGCTGATCCTCGGCAAGTAAGCCGGGCAGCGTGAAGCCCCCAAGGTTCTTCCCTGACCTTGGGGGCTTCATCATGTTAGCTCTCAGTGGCTCGGGCCAACCGCAGGATAGCCACCGCTAGCACCATGGAGAGTAATTCCGGGTCGTCGCCGAGGTTGTTCATGGCCGATTTCAGCAAACTCAAGGCGACTGCGGCACGGTCCGCGCCCTTGGCCAGGGCACTCGCGGCCATGTCGACCAGCTCTTGCAGCTGGTCATCCATTTCAGTGAGGACCTGGTTGGCCTCAGCTGTCCTATCGGGGCTCATCATGACTCCAGTTCTGGCAGGTGTCGCAGGTGTGTTGACTTCTCTCCTTGGCCCGGTAAGGCCCCCACAGGCTCACCAGGCCCCCGCAACGCAGCAGGGGTAGGTGGTGGTGACCCCACTTGCGGCATCGGCACCTGGCCGTTGATCCGAACCGACTCATGACCATCTCACATAGAGCATGACGGAGAGCGTGCATAACGTGCCGGACAGAAACCCCAAGGCGACTGGTGCCCACCACCAGGTAGACGGTCTCATGACAGCGCAATGATCCAAGCCGGGATGGCTGACGCTGCCAGCAAAGTGACCGCGACGATGGCAGCCACAATGAGGCAGCCCCCGCCTTCGCCGACGATCTCATGCATCTGGCCGTTGGCTGTGTGGTCGCTGATCAAATCCATGGTGACTCCTACGTCCGCTTTGCCGTTATCATTCGCTTATGGCCTTGACGACCGTGACCTTGCATGGGGAGATCCTTGACCCCAACACCGGTGATCCGGCTGTGGGTACGGTCAGATTCCAGATCACGCAGGAACTGCGCGACACTGTCGCCAACATCATCTACTCGCCCACCGAATACGTTGACATCCTTGACATCAACGGTGAGTTCAGCATTATCCTACCCACCACCGATAACCCAGATGTAACCCCCCTGGACTGGACCTACCGGGTTCTGGTGGCCACAGATGTGTGGACGGAAACGTTCCGCATGTCCCTGGACGGCCCAGGCCCCGTCGTCGAGTTCGCCGACCTGCTCCCCACCGTGGCAGGCAACGGCTCAAGCTGCACACCTGACGGCACAGCCTGCGCACCCATCAGCCACGACCATGACATCTACGTCCTCAAAGCCGGGGATGTCATGACCGGCCCGCTGACCATCGGTGGCAAAAACGGGTTGGGCCCGTTCACCATGGCCGGGTTGAAAGCCACCCCAGGTGCCCCGGCGGCCGGTGCCTGGCTCGCCGGGGACGTCATCCTGGACTCACTCGGGGTGTGGCATCTGTGCACCGTCAGCGGCACCCCGGGCACCTGGACCTGAGCTACATCGTCCCCAGGATGCCATGACTCATCCCGACCCTGAGTCCCACCCAATGCCAGGTTGATATGCGTTTACGCTCATAGCCCATGTCGATGAGTCTGCGTACGACTTTCTTCGCGCCCAACGGTTTGATCATGTTCCGTCCGCACCATTCCTGGTAGATGCGGAACAGGTGACCGGAGTCGATTCGCTCCTCGGCGGCTTCGACGATCAAGCCCTCAGCAAGGCCGTCTTCGATGAACTGTGCCACGGTGTCCGACTCCAGCTTGTGTGCGGCCACTGAAGTCTTCACCGCAGCTGGCTCACCCAGGCCCGATTCGCGATACTTGGCCAAACCAGCCAGAAGCCAGTTCAGGATCCCCGATGCCTCTTCGGCAAGGATCTTCGCACCGATGTCAGGGACAGCTTTGTTGGCCCCGTCGCGGCTGAACTGGGTGTTGAAGTGGATCGGCTTGACCCGTGCCCAGATGGCGGAGTCATCAGCGTCCAGTTGTGGCAAGAAGTTCGTCGCCATCCAGATGGAACATTCAGGGTCCCAGGACTGGTTCTTCTCATACAGGTCCCGGGATACGATCTCATCGCTGCCAGTGAGGCGCTTGATCAGTTCCTCATCCAGGACAGCCCTCTCCGAAGTTTCCGAGGTGGCCACGAAACGCTTGCCCCGCAAGCCATGTAGGTCATTGGTCTGCCCAGACCTGTTGACTCGCAAGGCAGCTGCGGCTGCGGTGCCACCGAAGTCAGCGAACAGCTTCGTCATCAGGCTCAAGAACTGGGACTTACCAGTGCCCGACGGTCCATATAGGATGAAGATGGATCGTTCGTCAACTTCCCCGGCCAGCGTGTAACCCAAGGCACGCTGAATGTAGTCACGCACCGCCGGGTCAGGCATGAGCTGAGCCAGGAATGCTTCAAACCTAGGCGCTTTGGCGGCTGCGTCGAAGCGTGCACCAAAGACTCGGGTGAGCATCAACTTCGGGTCGTGCGGCCCCAGTTCCCCAGTGAGCAGGTTGAGTGTCCCGTTCGCCACGGTGATCAGTTCCCTGCGCGAGTCGAAGTCGGCTGAGCCTGCTGTGATATCAGATTGCGCGGCGAACTGGCTGACAGCTGAACGGATACGCTGATGGGACTGCGAGGAAACGCCCCATTTGTACAGCTTCTCACCCTTTTTGGGGTCTTCGATGCTGAGCTGCCGAGCTTCGGCGAAGATCTGCTCCGTCATCTTCACGGCGGCCTGGTTGATCCCAGCCGTCATGTCGGGACGCCAGCTCATCTGATTCCACTGATACCAGGTGTTCTGGTGGAAGTGCCAGCGGAAACTATCACCGAACATGTCCTTCATCCGAACCGCGTTGCCCACGTCGGATGGGACATAGTCGGCCGGAGCCGGTTGATCAGCCTGAGGTCCAGGCTGAATAGGTGGAACTGGTGGTGGGGATGGAGCCTGGGCTTGCTCGATCATCTTCGGTTCGATCATGGATGTCAGGTCAACGCGTGGCACGGAAGGCTCCCGCGCCCCACCGTAGCCAAGCTTGCGAAGATCAGAAGCAGCCGCGCTGAAGTCCCCGCCATGGTGGATGAGGGCATACGCGGCGAACTTGTTGTATGCCTTGTTGGGTTCGAAGGGTGCCCACTCACCGGAGAAGACGTACAGCCGATCTTCGTCAGCTGCCCGGCCAGTGGTGCCCGAATGCCCACCTGAGTCCTTGCCCGGCCGACGCCAGTAGCCTGTCTGACCTCGGGAGTACATGTAGGTTGCGCCGTGGGGCACAAGGATCTGCGACCAGGACGTCCTGGCGGCGAAGTCAGCACCAGGTGTCAGGGCCTCACCTGGGGTGGGGATGCGAGGTGGGTTGACGGGGCGGGGTGCCTCCTCAACCGGCAGGGCCTTGAAGATCTGGTTGACCTGGTCGGCGAAAGCTTCGAAGGTGTAGAACTCGTATGAGGCGGGCTGAAGCACCTGGGCGGTGACAGCTCCACCGGCCTTGCGGTTCACGGTGCCGGGGATCCGAAGCACCCGGGCCAAGTCGCCAACCTCGGCACCGTAGTGCAGGCCAAGCCGCTTCGCGGTGTGGTGCAGGATCTGCTGAAGTCGGCTGGAGATCAGCTCAGCTTCGGCCAGCGGCACCTGCCCCTCATCCTCACCAAGGATGCGTGAGGCCTCCAGAAGCCACCATGGGTAGAGTCCGCCACCGGAGTGAACCCACAAGGTCGGCTGGGGCAGGCCAGCTTCGGTGACGATACTGATGGCTTCGGCGATGGTGGCAGGCAGTCGACGGCCTTCGTGCTTGGCCGGGTCGTGCTTGTGGCCTGGGCCTTCGATGTCAATGTCAGCCGCGAAGCCTGGTAGGGATTGGGACAGATCAGCTCCACCGCGAACGGGGCGTCCGGACTCATCACGTGGTATGCCGCTTAGTGTGGTGGTCCGCATGTAGATGCCTTCGGCACCTGAAGCGTCGAGCCGGGCCACGTAGTCGGCGGCGTCGGCGGCATCGGAGAAGGTGCGGCCAACCCAGTTGCCCACGGAGCAGATGTGTATAAGCCCTGGTGAACTGGCATGGAGAAGGTCGAGCCACCCCCGTACGGCACTTGGGTCGTAGGAGTGTTTGACCTGGGGTTCTTCGATTGCTATCATGCACATACCTTGTTTCTCTCGTCCACTCCTGCCTAGCATCGGGAGTGGACCGCAAGCCCAGAGCTACCAACTCTGGGCTTTTTGCGTTCCCGACGAAGATCGGAGTGGTGGGCTGATCCTAAAGGACTGGGGCTGGACTGGGAAGCCATCTCAAGTTTTCCTGGTCCAGCCCCGTGATCTTACTAGAACGGAGCCTGATCTGCCCCATTGGCCGGGTCTGCCTGTGTTGCCCGAATTGCCGCTAAAGTGGACATTTGGGGTGCCGGGCTGACCTGAGCCGGTGGAGCCGACGGACCCCCAGTGGCCCAAGCCGGTGGCGGACCCTGCTCATGGTGAGCCGGTGACACCGGAGTCGGGTCGGCGTAGCCAACAGGCGCATGCTGCGGGTGCCAAACCGGCTGAGCCTGAGCTGGCGGCCTCGGGGCGGCCTGAGGTGTAGTCGCCCAAGGGTCAGGCGTGTAAGCCTGCTGGGGTGGCTGCTGTGGTGGCGCACCCCATCCAGCGGTCCAGGTGCCAGCGTGGCCAGGTGCCTGGGGCGCTGGCTGCTGCGGGTAGCTCGGCTGGGCTGGAGCAGCTGGTGCTGGGGCAGACCCCGGTGCAGGTGGCATGTAACGCACCGCGAACAGCTTCGGCTTCTGCCCAGCGTCGGACTCCATGTCCTCACCAGTGAAGGTGATGTCCACCCAGCCGCCCACAGCCAGGAACTTCGCCCCGGATTCCAGGATGGCCTGCTTCACTGCTTTCTCGAAGTGCTTGCCTTTGACGTAGATGGTCCGCTCACCTGTGTCCGGTCGAGCCCGGTCAGGTGTGGCGATGCCCTCCCAGTTGCGGAAAGAGGTCGCGACGGACACCAGCATCTGCAACTTCGGATCCCCGGAGGGCCAGAACGCCGGATCGTTGGTTTTGAAAACCTTCTGCTGCTGAACCGTCGGCGGGGCCAGGATCTGACCAACGATCCGGTCACCGAACTGGCGGAAGCTGAAACCTGGGTTGCTGGAACCCATGAGAAAGGACTGGGCGTCCATCTCATCCCCTTTGGTTAGTTGTTAGTCGGATTAGTTAGTTTGTGTGTCGTTGTGTGGAAACTTGGAGCCCTCTCCGAGCCACTGCTGGGTGGCTTTGCGAGTCATCCGGTAAACCGTGAGCGTGCCGATCAACATCTCAGCCAGGATGAAATCCGGCGTATCGGTCTTAGCGTCCACGCTATTGCGGTTGAGCACCGCAGCCAGCTCACGTTGCAGATCTGGACCAAACCCATCGAATGTCATCACTCAACCATCCCCTCGCCGAACTTGCTCATAGCGTCAACGGCGTTTCCGCAGCAGCCCTGCGTCGAAGCAACTCCCACGCCTCCGCGATACCAGGGGCAGTAGGAGCAACCTTTGCCCGGGCTGGCTGCGATGGCTTCGAAGTCGAGCTGATCACCCTGGGCGATGAGGGTGTCGGCAAGTCCGTACATTCGGTCAAGAGCACGCTGTGCTCGATCTGGCTCGGCGCGCTCCAGCCAGACGCGGATGTCAGAAAGCCAGCCGGAGCGGGGGATGGCGACGAGGCAGACGAACCGCACCGGCAAACCGGCGTTGACGCATCCTCGGGCATACAGGTTCACCTGATCCTTGTGCAGCTCCGACGGGCCTTTTGACTTCCACTCTTTAAGCTTGGTGGGGCTGACCGTCTTGTAGTCGATGACGGCTTGCAGCTCCGAGTCGTACAGGTCAGCGTGGCCGACAACGTTGGGGTCGGGGTGGATGGTCAGCTCGGTCTGCCAGCGATCCATGTGGTGGATCTTCTGGAAGTTGCTGACCGCCGACTCCATCCAGGTGTGGATGGCAGTGCCGACGATCGCTGGCAGCGGGTCCATCCAGTCGTTGACCTCAGGTGTCCCAGCCAGCCGGTAGGCAATCTTGCGCAGGCATTCGTCACCCAGCTCCGACGGGCCGATGGTCTTCTGCATGCTGCGGGCTGAGCGCTGATCAGTCCACCGGATGATGTCAACGAGGTCTTGGCGCAGATTTTCTGCTGCTACTTCCAGCTCATTCACAGGTTGGCAGGTGGGATGGAATTCGCTGCCCGCCATGGTGAGGACTTCGTCCATGCGCTTGCCACATTTGAGGCACAGCTTCATCGAATCTTGTTTTTCAGCGAGGGGATATCGGACCGGTACAGGAAGGTCCCCAAAACGCCCAGAACCGCATGCCTATGTTGTGCCATATGAGCCTCCCCATCAGCTTCTGCTTCCAGATCCTCCGTCCGCACCCCCAGATGTTGGGCAGCTGTACTGGCGGGGACGAGATCGCTGACGTTAACACCCAGCTCCGACAATTCCTCCAAGGCTTCCTCGGCCCAGTGGAACCACTCCCCGATGCGTTTAGCGCTGTCCAGGGTCATGGCCTTGCCCAAGCCTTCCCACTGCCGCAAAGCCTCCGAATCCACCCCAATCAGACGTGCCTGGGCATTTCGGGTCAACCCGACCTTTTTGCGCAGCTGTGCAAGATCTCCCTCAAGCGTGACATAGAAGCCAAGTTTGACGAGGTCGTCGCGGGTCGGTTGGGCCATGCCGCTGATCTTAGACCTCACCGCCCCTTACAAGTCAAGCATCAGATAAGCAGCGAATCGGACATAAGGGCTGTATGGTGGGGTCATGGGACTTTCTCTGGCAGAACGCGTAGCGGAACTGCCCGCGCAGGAGAGGCATCAATGGGTGCTGTCCCAACCACCTGACATCCTTGCCGAGATAGCGCGTGAGGAATGGTGGTGGACAGCCCGGCCGGAGCAGATTCCACCCGGCGGGGACTGGTCTTTGTGCCTCATCCTCGCCGGTCGTGGATTCGGCAAATCCAGGCTCGCATCGGAATGGTTGGTCCAGCAGGCTTTGGACCACCCTTATGATCGTCAGGGTTTCCCCACTGAATGGTTGATGATCGCCCAGACCCTGTCTGATGCAAGGACCATTTCCATTGAAGGCCCCTCGGGTGTTCTGCGTGTTTTGGACCGGCGCGAGATCCCTTATACCTACGTCCGTCATCCGAAGCCGACGATTGTTTTCACTGACACCGGGTCGCGTATCTACTTCCTTGGTGCGGACTCCCCTGACGTCGGGCGTGGTTACAACGCCGCAGGTGCGGTGCTGGACGAGATCTGCAAATGGAAACGTCCGAAGGAGTCCTGGTACGAGGGCATCATGCCTTCGCTGCGCGCTGACCTGGTCAATGATCATCCACGGACGTTGATCACCACCACGCCTAAGCCGATTGAGCTGCTTCGTGAATGGGTGAGCCGAACCGACGGCACCGTCAGGCTCATTCGAGGATCGACATTTGACAATGCAGCGAACCTGTCCCACTACACCTTGGAGGAGTTGCAGCGCCGCTATGCGGGCACGTCCATCGGCCGTCAGGAGCTGCACGGTGAACTGCTTGACATCCGCGATGGAAGCATCTGGAACTTCGCCGACATCGACCTCAACCGGGTTGAATCCGTAGATGACATCATATTCACTCACGTCACCGTCGGGGTTGACCCGACTCTCACCGACGACGGAGACGAGATGGGTGTCATCGTCGTGGGCCGCGACGCCCGCAACCACATGTACGTCCTGGCCGACGAATCCATTCCAGCGGCCGGGCGTGTCGCCTATCAGCACATCTGGCAGGTCTACTACCGCTGGGGTGCCGACACCGTCGTCATCGAGGACAACATGGGTAAAAAGCTCATGAAAGAGACATTGCGGGACACTTTCCTTGAAATGCGCGACCAGGACATGATGTTCCCCCAGCACTCCCGGCCCCCGGTCAAGACAACCGACTCACGCATCAGCAAACGGCTTCGAGCTGAGCCAGTGGCGCTGCGATACGAGCAGAACAGCGTCCACCACCACGGTGGATTCAGTCAGCTTGAGGAAGAAATGTTGAACTTCGATCCCACCGACACCCATGCCTCACCCAACCGGATGGACGCCCTCGTCCACGCTTGTAGGCATCTCATGGCCGGGGAACGCAAACACATGCGCACCACTGCGCCATCTTCTATGTGGATTAATACCCGTTGAGTTACCTTGTTGGGGTATGTCCGTTTACTCTTAGATCGTGATCGAGCCTTATGTCCTCATCGTCTTGGCCCTAGCCGTGGCGAGGGCATGCGTCCTCATGGTCGAAGACGACATCACCGAATTCATCCGAGTGGCTGTCGGGCGCAAGTTCGGCATCGAAAGCCTCGCCTTCCGTGGAGTCATCTGCCCCTGGTGCTGGGGCATCTGGTTCTCCGGCCTGTTCACCATCACCACCTACGCCCTGACCATGCCTTTCAGTCTCATCACAGCCTGGTACGCCTTCCTTGCCTTCCTGGCCGTGGCGTTCACAGGTTCCTTCCTCGCCAGCCGGATCGGGTAGCCCATGCCAAAGCCCATGATCGCCTCAGGTCCGGTCATCGAAGGTGAGCTGATGGCGAGTTTGCCGGTGCCCAAGTCGCTGATCGCCTCAGCCGCTGTCATCAAACCCAGCGACCAGCTCTGGGACACCTACCGCTTCACCATGGAAGCGTGGCAGACCGAATGCTGGCGCTACTTCCACAGCACCCCTGAGCTGCACTACATCACCGACTACGTGGGCTCAGCGTGTTCGCGGGTGCGCATCTTCGTCGCCGACGTCGACGCCCTTGGCCGAGTTGGTGGGGAGGTCACTGACGATGACGAGATCGTGGCCATCTCCGACACCCTGTTTGGTGGACCGGCGAGCAAAGCTGAAGCCCTCAAAGCGATTGCGGCGAACCTGACCATCGCCGGGGAGTGTTACATCATCGGCAAGGCCCGCCGGGGCTTTGATCCTGACTCCTGGTCGGTTGTCTCCACCACGGAGCTGAAGCGCCGAGCCGGTCAGATCACCGTTGATCTCGGATACGGACCATACAAGATCATCAAAGGTTCCGATCTGGTCATCCGGCTGTGGACCCCAGATCCGGAGCGGATGCGTTTCGCCGACTCCCCGACCCGCTCATGCATGCAGCAGCTGTATGAGCTGGAGCAGCTGAACCTGTTCGAACTCAGCCAGATCGACAGCCGCCTGTCCGGTGCTGGTTTGTACTTCGTCCCCGCCGAGATGAGCACCCCGGCCACCGACTCCTCAGCGCCGCAGTCAGCTGACGACCTGTTCCAGATGATGGCTGAAGCGGCTAAAGCTTCCCGGACTCAGCAGGGCAGCGCCGCTGGCGTGGTGCCCGTGTTTGTCGAGATCCCTGGCGAATACCTGCAACACATGGCCGACAAGCCGATCAAGTTCGAGTCTGAGCTATCGGATCGGGTGAAGGAGTATCGCGAGACAGCCATCCGGCGCATCGCCAACGGTATGAACATCCCGCAGGAAGTCCTGCTGGGCATGGGCGACACAAACCATCTGTCGTCCTGGCACATCGAAGAGTCATTCGTCAAGATCCACATCGAACCGTTGATGAACCGGATCTGCGACGGACTCACCCGGGCCTACCTCCAGCCGCTGCTCCAGGTCATGGGCAAAGACCCGGAGCGCTACCAGCTGGCCTTCGACACAGCCCCACTCACCGTGCGTCCCAACCGGCTTCAGGACACCATCAACCTGTACACCCTGGGCATCGCCAACGCCAAAGCTGTTCTACTCGCGGGCAGCTACAACCCGATGACCGACGCCATGGACGAAGAGGAAGACACCCGCAAGTTCGTCCGGATGCTGATGGAACGCGACCCGACCCTGATCAACGTCCCTCAGCTGGTCGAAGCAGCTGGTCTGGACATTGAGATGCCCGAGCCGCTGGCCTTGGCACCCGGGGATCCCAACGCCCCAGGTCCACCACCCCCACCGGTTCCAGCGCGCTCCGTGGACAACCAGCCAAGGCCGGTGGCACCCGGGGATCCTGGGCCAAGCCGGGGCAGCCAGGGCGGCACACCGATCCTGGCCTCAGGCATGGAGATCACCTTCGCACCTGACCCGATCCTGGCTGCCTCAAACGTTGTGGTGCGCAGGGCTTTGGAGCTTGCCGGGGGTCAGCTGCTGACCCGTCAGCATCGAGGTCAGTGGCCTGATCTGCCCAAGTTTGAGCTGCACACGAAGATCCGGGTCCCTGCCCACGAGGCGGGTCGGCTGCTGGATCGTGGATTTGACTACCTGGTCTCAGATGTCGCTGCCATCGATGTGGACGTGGAACATCTGGAGCGAGCCCTTCGCAGTTACTGCGCCGATCTGCTGGTCGCTTCACGTCCACATGACATCGAGGATCTGCGTAAGCAGCTGCGGACCTGTGGGCTGATCTGATGGCTGGCCCATCTGATTTTGAGCCACGCATCCTCGGTCATGTGCGCGGCATGCTCAGCCGCTGGCTTGACGCGGTTCGCCAACTCGTGATGCGGGACCGACTGCACCCAGATCCCAGTGCCATAGACGCCACCAGGGCCGCGTGGAGCGCCGAAGTCGCCGACTTGGTACCTGAGCTAGCACATGTGGCTGGGGCCGCCTGGGAGCTGCAATCAGGACAGGACTTCATCGAGACAGACAGCTTTGTCATCGCCCAGCTCCAGCTCACCCAGAATCTGCTGGTCCGGATGCCTGACGACGTCTACCGGATGATCTTCGACGCTATCGAATCCGGACATAGGGCAGGTGAGGACGTCGAGCAGATCGCCAGGCGAGTCGACGCCGTCCTCACCTTCACGGGCAGCGAAAACTGGGCCAACCGGGCAAAAGTGATAGCGGTAACGGAAACGCATAGAGCCTGGCAAAGTGGGACACTTGGGGCAGCAATGTATTACGAGCCGCCAACGGGACGCGGGTGGACTAAAACGTGGGACGCAGAGGAAGACGACAGCGCCCGACCAGCGCATCGTCGAGCAGATGGCCAAACCCGAAAGCTGCGCGACATGTTCCAAGTCGGTGGGGAAGACCTCGCGTATCCGGGAGACCCGAGAGGCATGGCAGCAAACGTGATTTTCTGCCGCTGCGATCTGATCATTAAGGAGGCGTGATGACCATCCGCTGGCATGGCCTTGTTGCCCCAGAAGAGGCAGCCACTGGGGACCGTCGCATGTTCGCCTCCCAGGCTCTGACCTATCGCGAGTTCCCACTGGCTGCGGGCTGGCAACGCGTCACCTCAGCCGGGCACGACGGTGCTGTCATCGTGGCCAGCTGGGATGCCCAGTACGCCGGAGAAGGTGGCATCTGGGGTAGGGGAGAGTTCCTAGACCCCCGGGTCGTGCCAGAGGTAGTCGAAGCTGTCTACCTCCTGGACAAGGGACTCATAGGCCCAAGTGTTGACCTCGACCCCGACATGGCCTACGAAGTCGTCCCACATCCCGACCGGCCAGACGAAGACTTCGCTATCAAAGTAACCAGGGCCAACGTCCATGCGCTCACCTTCGTCATGGGACCGGCTTTCCCGCAGGTCCACATCACCGTCGACAACGACGAGGAGATGTCCATCCTCGCCAGCGCAGGTGTCCAACGGGTGACCTTCGCCGTTAACAAATCGAGTTGGCGCTCCATGCCCATCGCACCCAGGGAAACCCCGTTCACCTTCGACGAAGCCATCACCCGCATCGCCGAATGGTCAGGTGGGGATCCGAGCAGATTCGGCAAGGCGTTCCTGTATCAGGACAAGTCGCTGCCGCCGACGAACCGGGAATCGTATCGGCTTCCCATCGCCGACATCCACAACGGCAAGCTGACCCTCATTCCCAGGGCTGTGTTCAGTGCCGGGACTTTCCTGTCCAACGGACACGGTGGTTTGGATGTGGTGCCCGAAGCTGAGATCACCCAGCTTCAGGAAGTCGTCACTCAGATCTACGACGTGCTGCGCGAAACCTACGCCGACCCCAGGGTCATCGCACCTTGGCAGCGAGGCGGACGGGCTGGAGCTACTTCAGCTGAGGCGAAGCCAACCACCACAGCCACCCTGGAGGGGGCCGAAGTGTTCACATTGGAAGATGAATCCGCCCAGGCGGTTACTGCGGCTGGGATCCTATATCCGCCAAGGGTTGCGTTCGCTGACCCGAAGTTCAAGAAGCTCACCCCACTCACCGTCACCGATGATGGTCGGGTGTTCGGGCATTTGGCTCCGTGGAAACTTTGCCATCTAGCTGTTGGCAACAAATGCGTCCTTGCCCCGAAGTCTGCTACCAACTACCAGTATTTCAAGCAGGGATCCGTCAAATGTGACGACGACTCCATCATCCGGGTCGGAAAGATTACCATCGGCATCGGCCACGCTGACAAAAACTTCGGGGTGATTCCAGCTGCCGAGCATTATGACGACGCGCGGGCATGCGTGGCCGTGGTTAACGCAGGTGAGGACAAGTTTGGCATCTGGGTTGCTGGTACTTTGGTACCAGAGGCGGATGAGGCCAGGGCTGCTCAGCTGCGTCGCAGCCCCTTGTCGGGTGACTGGCGCAGGGTGAACGGCAACTTGGAGTTGGTGGCCGCACTGGCAGTTAACGACCCAGGATTCCCGATAGTAGGCGACGAATCGCTCACTGCTGCTCTCATGGTGACCGAGGGACAGTCCGTGCATGAGCACACCGATCACGTGAGCATCTTCAACGACGTCGATGTCTTCCTGGATCTTGCCGACCGGGCGGACCGAGCCCGCATCGTTTCTGAGGCCTTTCAAGATCTGCTACCTTCCGATGACAGCTGCGGCTGCGCAGCCTGAGAGGAGTCACCATGTGCAACTGCAACAAAGCCAAGACCCAGTTCAGCGTCACCCTGGCCGACGGGACCACGAAGATTGTCGCCTCGGAGCAGGAGGCAAGGGCGCTGGTCAGGATCAAGGGCGGAAGCTACGCACCCAAGGCCAAGTGAGGTAAGCTCACCTAGGACGGCCTTCGCGGGTCATCTCCTTTCCCCAAGATGGAAAACCCCAGGTCTGGGGCAGTGACTCCCTCCGGACCTGGGGTTTTCTGTTACCTAGAAGTCATCGTCATCGTCATCGTCGGTGACGTCGACCTGGGGCATCGGCACAGCCTGCGCACCCAGGGCCGCCAGATCGTCAGCATCCAGCTCCGGGTTGTAAACAGCCGCCTTCTCGTCGGCCGGGGCCTGGATGACTTCAGCTGTCGCGCTGAATGTCATGCCACCCCGGACGATGGTGGTGCCGTCGGGGAGCCTGCGCCAGTCATTGTAGTAGTCCGCCGCGAGCCTCCTGACGCTCACCTTGCTGGGCACTTCGGTTTGGTTGGGCAGCGCGATCCTCACAGTGACTACCGCCTCGTAGTCGTGCCGGACAGGCTCGACAATTCGAAGCAGCGGATCGATGTCGCTCAGGACATCCTGGATTTCGCCGCACCAGCCACGCTGGCGGGCCTCTCGGGTAGCTACCTCGGCAACTGTCCGGCGCAGACCCCGATACTTGCTCTCGAACGTCTTCGCCCTGGTCTCAGCTTCCAGGGCTCGGGCCTGCCAGTCGACCGGCGGTGTTGTTGACTCCACTATGAATCCTTTCCCTTCAGACGAATAACGTGTTCAGCGGGACTGTGCGCTCATATCCGTAAACGGTTCGGATGGTGAGCAGCCCCGATTTATGGACGATCTCGATGACCGCAGGATCCCAGCTCTCATTCCAACCGTTAACCCAATTGTCGGTTTGGTCAGCTGGATCAGGGGACGACAGCGATCTCGGCCCCTCTTTGGCTTCGGCCGCTTCATCTCAGTCCCATGCCCAGTTCAGGTGCAGCCACAACGCTGCGGCTAGGACCAGCCACAGGACATGGTCCAAGCTGATCTTGTAATACGGCAGACGCCAGATCAGCTCGAACAGCCAGGCCAGTGCACTCACCTCAGCTCGGTTCCAGGCCAGCGATGGCTCGGCGAACTACTGCCACATGATCGCTGGGCCTGAGACCTGGGATCTCGTCCCCGATCACATCTAGGGCCTCATCGACCCGGTCCGGTGGGCAGCCCAACGCGATTGCCAGGGCCGTAAATGCCATCGGGATCGCCGGATTTGGGCCCCCTTTGTGCCAGTCATCCGTCATTGCGCACCTCGATCCGGGTCATAGAGACCGCAGTCCAACGCGAGTCCCCGCCCTTCAGCCCAGGCCTTGTACTCCACCCAGGTCAGACCCAGGAACTCGTGGAGTTCCAGATCATTGCTCAGGCCCTCATCGTCATGCCACTGGTCGATGGCATCGTGGATGTCACGTTCACGTTCCAACTTTGATCTCCTGGCATGGCTTGCAGATGTCGACCAGTTTGCCGTTGCGCCGTGATTGGATCCAGCCGGACAACCGGGCTTCGCGGCGGGCTTCTTTGGCGCTGTCGGCAAGAAGGGGACCGGTCTTCGACATGCACCCGAACATGGGCATCTTCGGATGGTTGGGACCATCACAGGACAGTTCCACTTCAACTGTCGCGCTCATCTACTTCTCCGGCGTGAAGCTGGTGGAGTAGGACTCGGCGAGAAGTCGTTGCAGCACCTTGACCGCGTCGTGGCCCATGTCCCTGACGTCGTCGAGCGCTTCGACCAGTTTGTGTTTGTCGATGACCCACCATTCGGGTTCCGGGGCCGGGGTTCGCTTAGGCATATCGGGGACGCTACCCCATGCCACACATCTTGGCAACAGGGCAAATCGGGGGGTGCTAAAACGGACAAAAGTTGCCAAAGGAAGTAAAGCCACCTAGCATGACATAAGCACGGATGGCTGCGGGCCTCGTGAGCACACCGAACAAGTCGAGCACTTGTCCACCGCCCACCATCCTGCTTAAGGAATCTGCGATGCCATTCCAGATCCCCGCCGACCTGACCGTTTTCTCAGTCGCCGGACTTGAAGACCTGCTACGAGTCGCCACCGACGAGCTTCGCACCCTGCGAGCCACCGTCAGCGACCCTGAGACCGTTGACGCCGAAACGCTGGAGCGGGTCACCGAACTTCACGCCTTCGCCACCTCAACCCGTGACGAGATCAACGGACGGCGTGAGCGCGCGACCACCTTCGCCACGCTGAACCTCGACGACCTGAGCCCAACCCCGCCAGCTGAGCCGGTCACACCAGCTGAGCCAGCTCCCGTGATGGAACCTGAGGTCATCGTCGCCTCCGTGGACGACATCGTCCCGCCAGCAGCACCGGCCAGTGCCCCAGCCCGGGTCACCATGGCCCAGGTCGCCGAAGTCGCCCCGCAGGCCGAGCTGGTCCTCACCGAGGAAAGCTGGCTGGGACCGAACCACAGCCTCGTCGCCGCCAACAACCTGCCAGGTGTGTCCGACGGCCGCGAGTTCACCAGCTGGCGAGACTTCGCCGACGCGTTCAGCTCACGGGTCCGGACATACCCGAAGTCCGGTGCGTCCACCAACGTTCTTCAGCACCCGATCGCTGAGCTTCGCCGCAACTTCTCACCCGAGTTCGTCCTCACCGAGGAGATGGGCGAAGAGTCGATGCACCAGGTTCTCCTGCGTGCGGCTGACGAGACCCGGCTGGAAGGCGGCTCACTTGTCGCGGCCAACGGCTGGTGCTCACCTTCGGAGACCCTGTACACCACCTGCCTCCAGATTGCCACGGACGGCATGTGGCAGGGGCCTGAGGTTCTGGCCCGTCGTGGTGGAATCCGGCACAACCAGGGCATCGAGTTCGATTCGATCTTCGGCACCGGCACCGGCTTTAACGAGCTGACCGAAGCCGAGGTCATCGCCGATACCACAAAAACTTGTGTCGAAATCCCATGTCCCCCGTTTGTGGACGATCGTCTCAAGGTGACCGTTCTGTGCCTGACCGGTGCCATCTTGCAGAACCGGGCATACCCGGAGTTCGTCAGCACCTTCGTCCAGGGTGCGCTGGCGGCCTACGCCCACTTCGTCAACCGCGAGATCATCGCCGACATCGTTGCCGGGTCAACAGCTGTCGCCCCGTCAACGGTCAGCCCATGGTCGTCTGACAACAGCCTCATCTCCAACGTGCTCGGCATCGTTGAGATGGCCATCGTCGACATCCAGTACCGGCTGCGCATGGCACAGAACTCAACCGTCGAAATCGTTCTGCCGTACTGGCTCAAGGCCCTGTTCCGTCAGGACTTCAGCCGCCGCACCGGTTTCGACGGCGTGGGTCTGACCGACGCTGACATCACCGCCTGGTTCACCATGCGCAACGCTCGGGTCCAGTGGGTCTACGACTGGCAGGACGCTTTCTCAGGTGTGGTCACCGGACCTGGTGCGGATACTCCGATCTCGACTCTGCCAGCTCTGGTCACGCCGAAGCAGCTTCAGTTCCTGGCCTACCCTGCTGGAACGTGGGTTCTGGCACGTCAGGACGTTATTCGTCTTGAGTCTATCTATGACTCGGTGAACCTGCCGCAGAACCTGGTGACTCAGCTGTTCATGGAAGACGGCTGGGCCGTGATGCGCATGTGCCCACTGAGCCGTGTCTACACCATCGACATCTGCCCATCTGGTGCTACTTCGGCTCTCCAGACCGTCGTCTGCACCGACATCACTGTCTAACTCCTAAGTGGGGGGCCTGGGAAACCGGGCCCCCTTAAGCCACGAGGCCACGAAAGGAGAATCGGATGGCAGTCCTGGCAAACATGCGAGAACTGGTGCGCCGACCTGGCAGCATCACCCCGCAGTATGGCCTTTTCACCGTCGCCCAGGCGATGGGCACCCTGTCGGATCAGCTCCCCATCCATGCCCGCCAAGGCGGTGTGGAATATGAGACAGCTGTTTGCGACCAGCCGGTCTGCTTTGAGACCAACTGCCTGGCGGACCTGGGTGCGAAAGCGCCCGGCGAACCATACGACGTCATCTCCGGTGACCCGTTCGTTGTCCTGACCTCGCTGCTATGCGGCTCGGTGGGGATGACGGACGAAGGCCTGCGGGACAAGTTGCGTGAGCGGGCCATCGCTGGCGAGCAGATGACTGTGGAGGAAACGTTTTCCACAGGTGTCTGCGGCCAGGCACCCAGCCTCGCCAACAACACCCCAGCCGCCACAAGCCTAGGTGCCGCAACGAATGTGGTCGAAGCCGTCTCGGCTTTGGAGGCAGCGTTCTACGCGGGCTACGGCCTGCCTGGGGTGCTGCACATCCCCTACGCCGGTTCAGCTTTCCTGATGCAGGCCATGCAGATGTACCGCGACTCGGCTGGCGTGTGGCGCACACCTTTGGGCACCTACGTGTCCATCGGCAACTACGCCGGGCTCAGCCCGGCTGGTGTGGCCCCAGCCGCCAACACTACCTGGTTCTACATCACTGGTCAGGTGTCGATCTGGCGTTCGCCTGAGTCCGACGTCTTCTACTCGCCCCTGTCGGCTGCCCTGAACCGTTCCACCAACCAGGTCAACGGCATCCGGGAGCGCGAATACATCGTGACGTTCGAATGTGCCGCTTTCGCTTCCAACCCAACCTTGGATGTGGTGTGACATGGCTGTTATCTACCCGCCACGTGGCAAGGACAAAGACAAGGAAACAGCTCAGCTACTTCTTGCTTTGGCCAACAACCGGCGCGACGTCAAAACCAACACCGATAACGGTTTCGCCTTCATCGTCCCCGAGTATCTGCACGAGCTGTACTTGGAAGCTTTGAAACCTGAAGTCGAGCCGGTTGTCGCCGACCAGTTCAAACGCCGTCCCGGTCGTCCTCGCAAAGTCAACGTCGTAGAAGCTGAAGGTGACTGATGGCAACTATTTGCGCCACACCGTTTAAGGTCCCCCGCATCCGGGCCACACTGCTCGACGAGTGCGGCGAGCCAATTGAGGGCGACTGCTCCACTGTGGTCTCCGACGGCATCATCACCGTTGAGATCGCCCGGGAGTATGAGGACCGGGAAGACTTCTTCAAGAAGAACGGCGACGGCATTTTCTGCGTCAAGGAAACAGATCCACCGATCCTCAAGTGGATCAACTTGACGATGACGTTCTGCAACGTCGACCCGGAGCTGGTCAACATCCTCGCCGGGGAAAGCGTCACCACCGACAACGCCGCAACCCCGAATGTCATCGGGTTCCGCAACTCCGAAGGCTCCTCAGCCAACGTCAACGCAGCTGTTGAGGTGTGGACAAGGACCACCGGCAACCCATGTGTCGAAGGCGCTCCGGCTCCACGGTTCGGCTACCTGCTGTTCCCCTGGTTCGTCGAAGGCACCATCGGTGACCTGACCCTGGAAAACGGGGCAGCTGACTTCGTTCTTCAGGGCCGCACCAAGTCCGGTGGCACCTGGGGTGTGGGACCTTACACGGTTCAGCACTCCCAGGCCGCAGCCACATTGGGTGACCCCATTCCGCTGCTGAGCCCCGTGGGTTCAACGGACCATGAGCTGTGGCTGTGGAGCACCCTGGCACCACCGCTGGCCGCTTGTGGCTGCATTGAGCTGCCGCTGCCTTTGGTCGCAGCTGACACAGGTGTCCTGACTGCCACGGTCACCATCCCGACCGGCACACTGCCAGCCATCGTCGACTGGGGCGATGCGACACCAACGGAAACCGTTCTCACTGGCCCGACAGTCAGCCACGTCTACGGCGCTCCGGGCACCTACCTGATTCGTCTTTGGCCGATGGACTTCTCATCTGCCGCCTACCAGATTTCTCTGGCCGTAGCGTAGTAAGGAGAGCCCACCATGGCTGGCAGTTTGACCATCACAACCGATACCTACGCCCAGCTGAAGCAAGTGTTTCAGCGGGTCCTTTGCTGGGCTGGCACTGACCGCAAGAAGGTATTCACCAGCTCGGCCACTCCGGTCCTTTCCATTGTTATTCCGGAAGCTGTTTTCGCCGGGAAGGGTGCGCTTGTCCTTAAGCGAGCCGGAACTGACCTGGTGGCCGGTTATGTCGCGGGGACGAATATCGTCGCCAACGCAGGCAATGCTGCTGCCGTTGAGCAGAATGTGAATACCTGCCCATCATCGGCTGCTCAGCCGACTGTCACCAGCTTTACCACAAATGTTGGCGGCAATCCATTGGCAACTTCCCTGGTGTATGCCAATGTTGTTGCAGCTGGCACGGTCAACATCTTCTGGGGCGATGGCACTTCAAGCCTGGCTCAGGCTGAAGCGGCAACAATCGCACACACCTATCCAAACAATGGCGTTTACACCATCACTGTCCAAGACGTCTCCGTGCCAACCGATCAGGCTCTTACAACGGTTCACGTTCCGTAAGGAGAAGCGATGGCGACAACCATCAAGAACGTAGTCAAGCGCAAGAACTCGATGGTGTATTCGGGCAGCAACTCCGCTGACCTGAACGCGGCCATTGACGACTTCACCATCAACTCTGAGGCTGGACAGATTCTGGCGTTCACCTCGGGCGGGGAGTCTTTCACAGCGAACGCCGATGACCGTGTCGTCTTCTGGGACGGCGTGGTCCAGGCTGTTCTCGACGCCGATGACTACGAAGACGCCTACATCGAGTTCCTGACCGAGGAGCAGTCACTTCAGCTGCCGAGCGGTGCGGTGAAGGCAGCCGGTATCGCCACTGTTCCGCCTCTGGTCGCTGGGGTTCCGGTGACCATTTCGGTGGACATCAGCCCAGCGATGCCGAACACCTCGTTCACCGCGAACGTTGACCTGTTCGGCGCGACGAACCTGTCTTCGATCACCGTGAACTCGGTGACGATCGTCGACACGGACACTGTCGACGTCAACGTCCAGACCAGCGACGCGGTCTTCACCGGACTTCAGCTGCTGGTGACCGCTACCTGATCCACGGGTAACAGCGAAGGGGCACACTCATCCGGGTGTGCCCCTTTTGCGTCTTAGGGCCTAGACTGGTGCGGAAGGGGGCGAATGTGGCAATTGAAACCATCCCGCTTGACACCGGGGACCCGGGCGGCCCATGCACCTGGGCCATTGACACGGACTGCTGCTCCACCTGGGATGACCTGGGGGCCCCGCTGCAAGCCTCAGCAGCCGCTTACGCCTCCCTGGTCCTGTGGGGCGCCACGGGCCGTAGGTTCGGCCTGTGTGAGATGACGGTGCGGCCCTGCGGTCAACCATGCGCCAACAGCTACCAGGGTGCCTACTGGTCCTACGGGACGTGGATCCCCTACATCTGGAACGGTGCCTGGCGTAACTGCTGGTGTGGATCCACGGGCTGCACCTGTGAGCCACGCTGCCAGGTTTACCTACCCGGCCCCGTCAACTCAGTCACCACCGTCACCCAGAATGGGCTTGTCGTCCCAGCCGCATCCTGGCGAGTTGACAACAACAAGTGGTTGGTGAGGACAGACGGCGAATGCTGGCCCGACTGTCAAGATCTCAACGTCGATTCGGGTGACAACACGCTCAGTGTTGTGTATCAGCGGGGTCAGGCTGTTCCGGCCGCCCTGGCTTCGGCCACGGGAATTTTGAGTTGCGAATTCGCGAAGGCCTGCTGTGGTTCACCATGTCGGCTGCCTCAGCGCTTGAGCACCGTAGCTCGCCAGGGCGTACAGCTCACCTTCATCGATATAGATACATTGCTCGATAGAGGCTTGACTGGTATCACCGAGGTGGATCAGATCATCGCTTCGCTCAACCCGTATGGGCTCAAACATCGCCTGCGCGTCTATTCTCCCGACCTCCCAGCAGTTCGGCAGGTGACCATCCCATGACGGATCTTCTCATCCTCCCCGTCGCTGAGGCGCTTCTAGAGTGTCTTCGCGTCGCGCTTCCGCTGGAGATGGACACAGATAAAGTCCCGGATGAGACCTGTTTCCGCACAGGAGAGATCGTCTCCTCTGATGCCAGTGTCTACGACGACCTGTGCTGCTCCGGTTTGGCCTGGGTCCGACCAGTCACCATGTTCTCCACCAATGAGGACTTCCCCAACCCTGACACCGCTTCGGTTGTCAACGCCTGCGGGCCTTTCGCCTGGGGACTGACCTTGGAGATGGGTGTTCTGCGTTGCGCCCCAACAGGTTCAGCCACCACCATCCCCACCTGTGAGCAGTGGACGGAGCTGAACACTGACATCTTCAACGATGCTCGGGCGATGCGCCGGGCCATGTGCTGCTGGATTGGCCAGTTCGACCCGAGTTCTGTGGCCATTGGATCCTGGTCGCCTTTGCCGACAACGGGCGGATGTGCTGGATCCACTTGGCAGGTCACGGTGCAGATCATCAACGATTGTGAGCCGTGCTGATGCTTCCCATTACAGACGCCCTGTATCGCGAGGCGTATGCGCGCAATAGCGAGTGGAAAGCTATCGTGCCGCGTTGGCTGTATGACCGTGGCGTCAAGGCGTATGGCGAGGAATGGATGAGCCGACTATTCACACCGGTTGATGACTTCAGGGAGGGCAACGCTGATGGCTAAGATCATCAAAGAGGTCCTTCGTCCCCACCCATGTCACGTGGAATTGGCTCAGCAGGTGGAGCTGGCGAACCTGTGGGTTGGTTCGCAGGTGCAATGCTCATGCGGTCAGATGTTTCGCCGAGCCGATGATCAGCGCGACGGTTTGCATTGGGTCAAGTTCCAACCGACGACGGTTGTTTGCTGATGGCTGAGATCCTTTATGAGGTTCCCTTCCCCCATGGGTGTTACATGGAACTGAACACGTTGAAGGAACTGTGGATCGGCTCTGTTGTCCGATGCTCATGTGGTCAGGTTTACCGCCGCGAAGATGATCAGCGTGGCGCATACTGGGGCAAGATCATGGTGTGGCCAAACGACAAGCAAAACAGGGAAAGGCAGCCCGACGATGCGACGATTTGAAGCTCTGACCGACCTGGGATCCTACCGCTTCGGCAAGATCTACACCTTCGACAAGGTGCCTCAGGTGGTGCTCAACGCCGCCCAGGTGGGTCTCATGCGTGAACTGCCGCCACTGCGTCAGGGCGGAATCATCACCTCAGGAAGCGTCTGGAACCGCCAAGTCGGTGAGTATGTCGTCCCCACCATCGTGCCCAAGGCAGCACCGGCTAAGCGAGGCCGTCGCAAGGTCAGCAGGCTGGAGCAACTGGGTGAGGATGTGGCGCAGGAGATCGCGCAAGCCAGGGGCGAGTAATGGCCCGTCTTGAGTTCAAGCCAGGTGCCGTCCCCGCTTTCGCCAACGCCAGAGCAATCCCTTTGGTCCGTGAAACGCTAAGGGTCACAGCTGCCCATGCCAAACGTTTGGCACCCGGCGGCTCCTACTCCACCGGCACGTTGAAGAACTCAATCAAATGGGAAGTCACTCGGATCTGGCGTGGCGGGGTCCAGGGCGAAGCAGGCTCCGACCTGATCTACGCCAACTCAGTTCACGGTGGGCAACCGGCAAGAAAGATTACGGCGAAGCGGGCCAAGAACCTAAGATTTTTCTGGCGTCGAACCGGTCAGGTGGAAACTTTCCGGTCAGTGAACCACCCGGGGACGAAAGCTCAGCCATACCTGACAGATGCCCTGAAACTGGCTGCTGAGCGCCGAGGGTTCAAAGTCGTCATATATCCGAACTAAACGGTAAGGTTGGGCCATGACGGAACCTTCGCAGGCACGTGAGATCAAAACGTGCATTGTCGCCGGGCGGGCCATCGGGATCTACCAGCCGACCAGCGGTCAGCTGGAGACGCTGAACCGGTTGGGACGCACGATCCAGCGTGGCACCGACGACGCCACCAGCGACTTCTGGGGCAAACAGATCGACCGACTGGGCATCCTGCTGGAAGCTTTGATCGTCGAAGGTGACCGCGACACCGTGGACATGCTGTTCTTGCAGGGCAAGCTGGATCATCTGGGCCTGCTGCGGGCTGTGTTCGATGCGATCACGCCCAAGGACAAGACGGCGGCCAAGCCGGTGAAGGCGACCAAGGCCAGTGTCCGGCGCAAGTGACCTGATCGCGCATCTGATCCCCTGCCCCCTGGAAGTTGATCTGCTGGGCCGCACGTTCACCATAGAAACCTTAGATGCTGTGGACTGGATCCGCGTCTTGTCCACACCGGGCTTGACCTCCTACGACATCTTCCCCGTCCTGGCTGGTCCGGATGCGGTGGAGTTCGTCGAAGATGTCCTGTGGGATGAGCTGTGGACACAAGATCAGGTTGACCGGATCGGCTTGGATGTCATCTCCGCCGTAGCCGATCGGCCCTGGTGGGTGGCGATGCGCATCCTGGCCGCCATCACCGAAGCCTGGGATCGCATCCACGTCAACGCGGCCAGGGGCATGAGCTTCGCCGGGTGGCTTGACGAGGTGTGGAGCAGGATCATGGCGGAGATGGATCCGAAGAAAGTCACCAGTTGGGTTGCCAGCGTCGAAACCCCGCCGAAAGGCTGGGAGTCGCAGGTTGACTTCGATGCGCAGGAGCGTGCGTTCATGGCTGCGATGCGCTCAGCGATGTAAAAGGGACATGATGGGCTAAGACGTCCCAAACCCCCTATGATGTACCCATGGCATTGGGCAAAGCGTTTATCGAGGTCCATGCCGACACGCGCCCTTTTGCCCGCCAAATCGGCAAAGAGCTGGACAAGATCCTTCGCGAGCATGAGAAGACCGTCAAAGCCTCAGGCAACCGAGCCGGTGGGGCAATCGGCGATGGGATCAGCGACGGCATAAAAGGCAAGCGCAAAAAGATAGGCGACGGCCTCAGTGCGGCTTTGGACCCCAGGGCCAACGAGGGCATCTTCGCGCGCCTGGCCAAAGGCATCGTAGACACCCTCGACGATGGTCTGTCGGGTCTGCCCGCCGAGGTCAAGATCATCCTGGGTGCTGCCCTGGTAGCCATCGCACCTATCGCCGGATCGCTTATCGGAGCAGCTGTCGCCGCTGCCATCGTCACCGCTTTGACTGTCGGACTGGCCGGGATCGGCATCGTTGTCGCCTCCCAGTTCACCGAGATCCAAGGCGAATTCGTCGCGTTCATGCATGAGCTGCGAGACATCATCGTCGAAGACGGGCAAGTCCTGTTCGCGCCCATGATGGCCGCATTGATCATGTTCGAAGACCGGCTGCTGGCTTTGCGGCCCATCTGGCAAGCAGTGTTCGGCGAAGCAGCCAAAGTCATCCTGCCCGTCATCGACGCACTACTGGGCTTCGTCGAACAGTTCGCCCCCCGCCTTGCCATAGCTTTGGGCGAAGCCGACGAGTTCACCGACATCCTCGGCGACGGCTTCCGCGAAATCGGTCGGGAAGCGGGAAACTTCCTGGCCATCATCGCCACCGATGACGACGCCAAAGCAGCTTTGAACGACATGCTGTTGCTCATCCGGGACATCATCGTCGTCGTCGGGTCTGTGGTCTTGGGCTTCCTGGACATGTACGGAGCGATCCGCCAAGTCGCCATCGCCTTGGACGTGTTCGGTCTCATCCAGCCCGACCTGGAAAAGCATGAGAAGACCCAGCTGAAAGCCGCCCAGGCAACAGCTTTGCTGGCCGCCGGGGCTCGTGGAACAGCAGCCGCCCTGGAATCCGAGGCGCAGAACCTGCGCGATGTCAACAAGGCCATTGAGGATTACATCAACGACTCGTTCAAAGCCTGGCAGGGCAACATCAACTTCGAACAGTCCCTTGACGACATGACTGAAACACTCAAACAGCACCGTGGGGCCTTAAACCTCGACACCCAAGCCGGTAGGGACAACCAGAAAGCCATCCTCGCCGCCGCTCAGGCTCTGATCATCCAACGTGCCAACACTGTCAACCTGACCGGATCCACCGAAGCAGCCAACGCCACCTTCGCCACCAACAGCGCCCGGCTCCGGGCAGCAGCCATCGCAGCTGGGATCACCGGGGCCAAGTTTGATGCGCTGACCCGCGAAATCCTTTCCGTCCCACCACCCATCAGCCCCGGCATCAACCCCGCTGCGACAAATTCGGTCAACAACTCAGCCGGAGCTTTCCGGGGCCTGGCCGCCGCCATCCGAGCAGCCGCAGCAGCAGCAAGGGCAGCGGAAATCCTGCGGGTGGGGCGCGCCTGGGGCGGCGGCGTTCCAGAGTTCGCTGACGGAGGCATCGTCCCCGCCACCCCGGGCGGTCAAATCGTCCGCGTCGGTGAAGGTGGCTCATCGGAAACCATCATCCCGAACAACGACCCCGCGCGGGCCATGCAGCTGCTCAACCAGTCGGGTCTGTCCAACATGTTCAGCCCTGTCGTGAACGTGTTCGTCGGCAACAGTCAACTCAACGCCTACATCGACGCTCGGGTCAGCGAAATGATGACGACTTCAGCACGTGACCTGGCCTACGGAACGCGGGGAATCTGATGCCCACCATTGCCGCCTTCCCCGACGCCATCCGGGCTTATGTGCGCGTCGAAACAAACTGGGCCGACACCCCAGCCGTTGACTGTGTGACCATCTACCGGGTTGACGCCGTCACCGGGGAACGCACACCTCTGCGGCCCTACATTTGCTTCGACGGCTGGTGTTTGGACGTGTCCTGCGGCCATGCGATCTTCTGGGACACCGAAGTTCCGCTGGACCGTGAAGTGTTCTACACCGCCGAAAGCCCTGACGCGCCCTGCATCCCCACCGCACCACTGCTCTACGACCTGTTCACCAGAACCGTTGTCGCCGGGTGGGGATCGGCGACATCAGGCCAGGCCTACAGTCTGCTCAACGGTGTTGCCGCCGACTACAACGTCGACGGATCCAGAGGCACCATCAGCGTCACCGCCACCCTGTCAGACCGAGGTCAGCGCGTCGACGTCGGTGAGCGAAACGTTGACGCTGTCATCACCTTGGCCAACCCGGGAGCACCCGTGACCAACGGGGTGCAGATGGGTGTGGCCGTTCGGCTCACCGACGCCAGCAACTACTACAGCGCCCGCGCTTCCTTCAGCCCCGCAGGGCAGGTCACGGCTTGGCTCGCCAAAATGGTGGCCGGAGTCGAAACCACCATCCTCACCGGCTCAACAGCGCTGAGCACAGGCGGTCCGGATGTGCAGCTGAGGGTGCAGGTGCTGGGCTCCACTCTGCGGATGCGACTGTGGTACGCGGGCTCCACGGAGCCAGCAACCTGGGACCTTTCCGTCACCGACACGAGCCTGACCACCGGCACGCAAGTTGCCCCGTTCGCGACTCGCCAGGTCACCAGCACCTCCCCGACAGTGTTCGCGTTCGACAACTTCTACGTCACCGGACCCTGCGACGAATGTGAGCCGGTGACAGTGTCAACCGAACCTTTGACCATCGGTTCGGATGGCAAGTTCAGGTTGAAAGACCCGGTTCGCCCATGCCGGGATCTGGTGGTGCCACTGTGCTTCGACCAGGTTGCCAGCCCCGAATGCCTGCCAGGTTCCGGGGTCTTCTTCGCCTCCATGGCATCTGAGGCCTACGCCACCAACAGCATCTCCGTCAACCCCACCAACGCCGAGTTCCCCATTGCGATGAGCCGTACCCGGCGAGGTGTTTCATCCACACTGACCCTGGTCACCCGGACCTTCGCTGACCGTGACGCGTTGAAGCTAATAACCAAACCAGGTTCACCGCTGCTGTTCCAAGGCCCGCCGCAGTACGGGATACCTGACCGCTACATGGATGTCGGGGATACTGACTTCGACCGTGGCAAATCTGACCACAAGTACCAGGCCAGGGTCGCTGCGTTGCCCCACACCGAAGTTGCCCGTCCCGCTGGCCCCACCTTGGGTGTCTGCGGTTCAAGGGTCATGGACCTGTGCGATGTCTACGCCACTTGGCAGGACATGGTCGACGCTGGTCTGAACTGGGATGACCTGATCCGGGGTCGTGCCGGTCAGCCCGATCCGACAACCGGGTTCCGCACCTGGGCTGATGTGCGGACCGAGTTCACCGACTGGGCTGACGTTGATGACGGCACCCGGACCTGGTTTGACCTGCTGGTGGGTGACTGATGCTGCCAGGTGGTTTGGATGACGCGTACCGGGCGGCTTTGACGACATCGCATCGGCCCTACTTCAACATCAGCATCCTCGACGGTGACCAGAACCTGCTGGAAGAGGGGATCACCTACCTGTCGGGGTCGGTGTCGGCAACGCTGACATCCCGGGTGGCAAGAACCTGCGACCTCGTCCTGGATGAGTCTTTCTACCCTTACCTGCCAACGGATTTGCTGGCACCCTACGGCAACATTTTGGAAGCTGAAAGGGGAATCGAGTTCGCTGACAGTTCCCGCTTCTCCTGGACAGTGTTCATCGGACGCATCCAGCAGACGGAACTGGGTTCGGACGGGGCGGTTCGCTGCTTCGCCGCTGACTTCGCCAACGACATCGGCGATGTTAAGTTTCTGCTGCCCGAGAACTCACAGACCGGTGTCACCGTCCCCACCGAAGTCAGGCGGCTCATCTCCGACGCCAAGCCTGATGCGACGTTTGGTGCCTTCGACTCTTTCACCCAGCCGGTTCAGCCGCTGACGTGGCAGCTGGACCGGGCGCAGGCTTTGGATGAGTTGGCCCAGTCGGTGGGTGCTTTCTGGTATCCACTGGCCGATGGGCATTTTGTGCTTCGCCGGTATCAGTGGACTGTGCCCGGGGACCCTGTTGTCACCTACTCCGACGGCGATGGTGGCTCAGTCATCGTGTCGTCTGCCTCGCGTGCCCGGGAGTCGGTGTACAACTCGCTGACGGTCACGGGGGAACGGCTCAACGGTGATGCCCCCGTGTATGCCACAGCCCAGGACACGACCCCGTCCTCACCGACGTACATCCTGGGACCGTTTGGCCGCCGTCATCAGCTGATGCGGTTGCAGACCCCGTCGACTCAGGCCGCAGCTCAGGGTGCGGCGTTCGACAACCTGCGCAGGTTGAGCGCCCTGGTCGATTCATGGTCGTGGGCGATGACCCCCGACGCGTCGCTGGAGTTGGGTGATGTCGTCAGCCTCGATGTTCGCGATAGGTCCGGTATTGTGCAGGTTGTCGCTGAATTTCACCTACCATTGGATGTGTCCGGCTTGATGACGGTTTCGGGACGTTCACAGATCCTGGGCACACTGGAGGGGGTGGTGTAGTGGTTGCCTGCACATCCGATTTCGGCTTGCCCTACCAGGAATGCTCCGACCCGCCCTGCGACTTGGCGCAGGTGTGGTGCGACCTGGTGAACCTGGTCGAAGCTGAGCTGCTTGCAGGCGATGACGTGGTGGCTCGGACGTCGACAGCTGTTCCGCTAGCCATGATCCACTATGAGCCGGATGTAGCTGTGGCGCTGGGTGGCGGCGAGGTGCCTTTCGACACCGTCCTGGCCGACACCGACGACATGGTTGACCTGACCGTTTTCCCCGGGATCCTTCCCAAGCGCAACGGTAACTATCTCATCGACGTGCACCTGCGCTACGGACTTGGTTTGGACAACGCCCGCGAAGGTGCCTACATCCGCATCGGCAACGTCACGATGCCTGTCATCGGTGGCACGCTGCCCGCCGTGGCAACGGCTTACACCCGAGGCCTCACCAATCACGACGACGAGGTTCGCGGTTCCATGCTGTGGCAGTTCAACGACACATCCCCGATTCCTCGTGACATCACTGTCATCGACCATGGAACGTCGGGCACCAATCCGTTGCAGCTGGCGACTTTGACCGTCTACTGGCATTCGGATGTGAGCTGATGGAACCCGTCGGAACCCACGGCCTGTCCTGCATCGGGGACGAAGACTTCGCAGCCCTCGCCCTGTACATGCAATGCCTCGGCGAAGGAATCGACGATGCTTTGGGTGCTCAGCAGACGTCGCTGCAAAGCTTCATGGACCAGCCCACCATCATCGTGACCTCCACCGCCGATCGAACCATTCCCCTCGCCACGCCGACCATCAGCGACCTGTTCAACATCGAACTGTTCAACAACACCAATTTCATGAGCTTGGCTTTCGCATCCGCACCAGGGGTCAATTCGATTCAGATCGGCTCAGCGCCTGGATCCCCAGTGACAGTGCCATACCCTCGCGGGGTTTACGTCATCGGCGGAACCACCACCATGGATGCCGTAGGGGCCGTGACGGTGATGAGTTCACGGGGATTGAACATCACCGTCGACGACCCAACGGCCCCACCACCGGGTTTCAACTCCCCATCGGTGACCGATCAAACCTACGACCCGAGCGTGTTCCCGTTCACGGTTGCCCAGAACGTTAAGTTCGAAGTGGTCCTCGATGGCATCAGCGGAGTCAACGTGACCTTTTCCTCCTTCCACACCAACGTCGCCAGTGATGTCGCCGTGCTGGCATTCGCTTTCGCCTACGTCACCTACATCGGGCCGCGTGACATTGTGGAGGTGACCTGATGCCAAGCGCTACACCGACTTTCGGGATCCGCTACCCATGCCAGGGTGAGCAGATTAGCTGCGTCGATTTCGAGAACTTCGCCGAAGATGTCGACAACGCTTTGACAACTGTGTCGACTCTGCGCGATACAGCTCTGCATCGCCCCGCTATCTCATTGGCCACAGCGACGACAGGCTTCTCCGTCGGCTCAGGTGCGGAAGCCACCATAGGTTTCGACACGATCGTGTTCAACCATGGCATGACCGTGGCAGCTGCCCCGCCTTACACCACTGTGTCAGCAACCCGAAACGGTATCTACATGGTGACAGCCGAGTTCTCGCCTTTGAACGCTGTCACGACGCTGACGTCATGGACGGGTCGGGTCAAGTGTCCGTCGAACCTGGGGAGGGTGGCTGCTGGCAGAACCTTGGCCCGCAGCATCGCCACCACCGACGGTTTCAACATCAACGTTTCCGGACTCGGGCGGATGGACACCGCAGCTGGCAGCCTGGACGCTTCGGCCACGTGGATTTGGACAGGCACAGGTGGGCCAATGTTCGTGTACTGCAAATTTACTGTCGCATTCGTTTGTGACGCGTGAGGAAAAGCCATGTCGACTAACACACCTGACCAGCAGATCACCCTGCCGAGCCTCACTGACCTGGCTGACAATCCGCTCGCGTTCACTGACATGATCGCTGATGTCGAAACCCGGCTGGTGCTGAAATACACCGACGAAGCCGACAGGGCAGCTCGGCATACCGCACCGGTTGAAGGCGATGTCACGGACTTGGCTTCCGAGAACCGCCGCGACGCTTACACCGGTTCGGTGTATATCAGCGACTACACCCGTGGCTTGTTCGCGAAAGCATTCCGGACCACTGACGCCACACCCATCAACGCTTCAACAACCCTGGTCAGCGATTCTGTTCTGGTGGTGTCGCTGCCAGCAACCGGAACGTTCATGTGGGAAGCCGTGTTCTTCTACGACTCGTCGCAGACCGCTGACTTCAAAGTGGCTTACACCTGGGGTGGCAGCACAGCCACCTGGGGCATGACAGGCCTGTCGACAACAGCCGTGGCAACCGTGGGTGACGCGCAGTTCGCCGTTCAAACCGTCTCAGGCACCGCCACAGCTGTCGGAGGTGCGGCTGTGGGCACCCGGACCATGTGCACCACCAAAGGTCACATCGTCATGAGTGGTGCAGCGACCACTTTGCAAACCCAGTACGCCCAGAACACCTCTGACGCCACCAACACAACGGTTCGGACGGGCTCGCGGCTGCTGGTGTGGCGGGTGGCCTGATGGGTTTGCCGGATCGGATCCGTTCAGCCGTGGGTCAGCCAGCCACGGTTCGGATAGGCGTCATCGCCTCGGTGTTCCCCTTGACTGTGAACGTTCAGGGGGCCATTTTCACCGATGTCGGGATCGGTGGCTCCTACTTCCCCACCGTCGGTGACACTGTTGCCCTGCTAGGTCAGTCCCCACAGTCGGGTTCGGATGCGACATCGTGGCTGATCCTGGATTCGATGTCGGGTGGCGCGCAGGTCCCGAGCCTGCCCAGGTCCCTGTCTGCTGACGCGACAGCCCCACTGAGCCTGCCGCTGGTCCTGACTGACATCGTGGGTGCGTCGATCGCTTTCACGACCTTGGCCCCGTCGACGCTGATCCAGGCCTGGTATGTGGCTGACTTCGATGTCATCGGAGCTACTGTGTCGACGGTCCTGGTTCGGCCAGTCCTTGATGGTGCGGTCATGTCGTCTCAGACGCAGAGTGTTTTCGAGATGCCGGTGGCTGCTGCCGCTGGCCGCTGGTCGCTGAGCAACTACGCGTCGACGACTGTGGCCGGTGGCGCTCATGTGATCAAGTTGCAGGGTCAGACCGCTACCGCCACAGCTAATCAGGTGCGGGTCAACTCGCTGACCACAGGAATCATGATTAATATCTACGGCTAGGTGAATTGTCTAGCCTTGTTGATATGATGCCGTTATGACCGAATCTGTGAAGGGCTTCAGCTTCGATCCCGACAAGCTCATAGTTGACGAGATCACCCGCTGGGCTGAAGACGACGACCCTGAGCAGCTGATGGGCTCCGATGCGCCTGACGCCAACGAGGCTGACGACGATGCCTGAAGCCTACGAGGCTCCCAGCCTGGACCGGCTGGAGAAGGCACTGAACCGGCGCTGGCCGAAACGGGACCGCAGCTCCGACGGATGGATAGGCGACAAGGCTCACCAGTCCCGCACATCTGATCACAACAAGGATCCGAAGACTGGTGTTGTCAGGGCCCGCGACACCGACAAGGACGGTGTTCACATCCCCACCGTTCTGGCTTCGATGTTCCTGCATCCTTCGACCAAGTATGTGATCCACGCTAAGCGGATCTGGCACATTGACAAGCTGTTCAAGCCCAAGGTTTATACCGGATCGAATGACCACGCCGGGCACGTTCATGAGTCGATCCAGCACACCAGGGCGGCTGAGAATTCGGCCGCCAAGTGGGAGCTGATTGAGACGGTGCCGTCGTGGAGGACGCTGAAACTGGGCGACAGGAACATGTCGGTTCGTCAGCTTCAGGCTTACCTGAATGGCCACATGGCGTCACTTGCTGTCGATGGCCGGTTCGGAGCTGGCACACTGGCGGCTGTGAAAGCTTTCCAGCGTCGCCACAAGCTGAAGGTCGATGGCTGGGTTGGCCCGCAGACCCGCGCGGCCCTGAGGACGAAATGAGACCCGGTTATGCCACGTGTTGAAGTGCCGGTGACACGCACGTCAAGGGTGCAGGTGTTCTGCGCCCCGACTTCGGCATCCGGTGACCCCGTCAACGGTCATTTCATGGTCAACGACGGGGCTTCGCTGCTGTGGATTCGCTCAGCTGCCGCAGGTGATGAGACAGTGTCGACGATCCTTGTCGAATCGCTGGACTTCCAAGTTCCCGGGCCTGTTGTCCTGACCATCCCCGGCAACTGCCCAGGTGTGATGGCGGGCCCATTTCCGACCAACCTGTATGGCAGCATACTGAACTTTGATGTTTCCACCGCCAGCTTCGAAATCATGGCGTTTACTTTGCTTTAGTCGGAGAAAACTACGACCATTGGTTATGACTGTGATGACTCCCGTGCCCGCATACGACGATGACATGCCCACGAACCGAGAGATGTACCGAACTTTGTGCGACTTTCGGGAAGAGTGGCGCATCCAGATGACCGCGTTTGTGCGCCGCGATGTCTACGCCGCTGAGCAGGAAGCTCTGATGCGCCGGGTCACTTTGGTGGAGCAGACCATGGCTGCCGACAAAGCCGAGCAGGCCAAGGAGCGGGCGGCTTTGAAGACACAGTTCAACGGCATGTGGTTCTCCATCGCTGCGGCTGTGGCAGCTGCGGCTTTCATCGCAGCGTGGATCAAGTAGAGGAGTCATCGTGGATTTCAGTGAAGCTCTGGTGCGGGCCCGCCTGGTGGGTAACAAGATCACCCGACGGGGCTGGGACGCCGCAGGTCAGTATGTGGTCTACCAGAAAGGCTACCCAGACGGGATTGCCATCAACGCCAACACCGCCCAGGCGACCGGCCTGCCTGAGGGAACTGTCTGCGTCTTCCGGCCTTACCTGATGCTGTGCACGGCCGACGGCTCATTCGTGCCCTGGGCTCCCAGCGTCAGCGACGTGCTGGCCATGGACTGGATCTTCGTCCCCCATGAGTAAGCCGATGCTGACCTGGCAGTCGCTGCTGGTGTTTGCGCACATCCTGTCGGGTGGGGCGATCCTGATCGAGTTCGTCGAGACCCGCTGGGTGGGCCTGTTCATCCTCACCGTCGGTGCGGCTCAGGCAGCCACAGCCTTCTACCAACGAGCCTCCCAGAGCCCCGTAGGAGCCCGGGATGGTCAGTAGGGTCTACACGTACAGGATCGAACGCCCCAGGGAGCCTGAGAAGCTTGTGGCAGGGTTGGGGGGTGCTGCCGACCTGGTCCGCAAGCACAACAAATGGGTTCAGGAGATCAAACTACAAGTCGACGGTGGGGACATAGTGCTCATCCTCACCATGAGTGGCCATGACCAGTGGTGGATCAAAAAGCGAGTCATCTACCCCCTCGCGGCCATCCTCATCAAAGCCGGTTTGACACTCAAAGACGCCCGGCTTCAAGCAGTTGAGCGACTACCCGACAAACGCATCACCCGGCCTCGGGCATCCGACGGGGCCAGCACCCCCGACCCCGACAAGATGATCGATCACAGCGACATGATGCAGGCATAAGGAAAGGCCCCCCAGTTGGAGCCTGGGGGGCCTTTCGTCTAGGGCGCTTTGTTCAGCTTGCTGACCACGATGGGTTTAACTCCTATGGCCGCCAGGCGGGTGTCGCGTTTGGAAACTATCGGCTTGGTCCGCAGGTAAACCTTGCGACCAAGGTAGTCGGCTGCCGTCACTATGGTACCGAGCAGGATCCGGCTGCCATGAACCTCGGTTTTTCCCTGAGCCAAACCCCTTATCCGCTGCCACGAACGCACCTCGCCTTCACCATACTGCCGCACGTGGACGCCGAGGGCGACGCGATGGGCGTCGATCAGCTGGCAGGCCTGAACAACATCTGTCATCTCCTCGTCGTCCAACGTCAGCCTCAGGTGCAGGGCGTCCACCCATTGCAGAGCTGCGTTCAGGGAAGTTCCTGAGCTTGACCTGATGAAAACGTTGGCAAGTGTTGTAGCCGACTGTCCGCACATGCGGCCAAACCTGCTTTTTGAAATCCCCTGCCGATTTATTTCATCGAGGACCAGTTGGGCCAACTGTTTGCTGTCGGTGATGACAAGCCCTCCGTGGCGAATGGAGCGCCGAAGACTCACATCTGATCCTGTTCTTCACGAGCCTTCCAACCCAGCGGGGTCGCCAGCGAGTCCGGCATGATGGGGGCTGGTGGCTTACGCAGGCCACCCAGGGTGCGACCCTCCTGGAGAGCGTTCCAGACGGTGAAGATGAAGTGCAGCTGGATCACGTCGTCCAGGTTTTCGTCGGACCGGCGTAGCAG